TCTATCTACTGGAGGCCTTACTGTTTGGGGATCCAATTGGACATATCGGACCCCGTCTCAACCGGTCTATGGTGGAACCACTGAAAATACTATTTTTTTTACAAGTAACGTATCGTCTGATATGATAGGACAAAACTCTTCAATTGTTCCAACTTCTCTATTTGGCCCAAGCTCTATTGAAACAGGTCGATCTGAAAAGGGTGAAGAATCAAATCAGGAATTTGAATATTCAAACGATTCTTTTAACTCATGGACCAGTAACACAGTTCATATTCAGATCCTTCCAGAATCCCAAAAACCAGTTGAGGTAAAGGAGATCAGAAACTACTGCACTAATTGTGGAACTCGCCACAAAAAATCGAGTTGGAAATTCTGCCCTAACTGCGGAACCAAAATCTAAAATTTAACGTCAGGCTCTATTAAAGGATCTCACATGAGATCCTTTTTTGTTTGATAAATAAAGTATATGAAACGATATATTCAATTATACGAAAGCTGGCAACGTGAAGAAGAAATTATTATGACTTCTAGAATGGGTCGTGATATTATTATGAAAGTTAGACACGGTAAAATTGAAGAAATTGAAAATAATAGCGGAATCATTTTTCCATTTGTTACAGGTCAGCCATTACAAATTCCATTTATTAAAGGATGGGCTTGCCGCAATGGATTTAAGTGGAATGGTAAAGATGCATGTGGAAAACCTGAAAAGAAGATCTTTGGTGTAAGAACTAAAGACGTTCCTCATGGTCATGAATGGAGACAATTATTCCCAGGAAAATTTAGAGATTAATTATGAATAAACTAGACGTATCAAAAATCAAGCAAGTTCCTCTTAAAGAATCAGAATATTTTAAAGAGGCAGTAACTAAAAAGCAGATCGTTTTACATCATACTGCTGGAAACTCATCAGGAGTGAGCACAATCAATAACTGGAACACCGACACTAGGGGTAGGATCGCTACTTGTGTTTGTATCTCAGGTAAGGGTCAATCTACTAATACGTTTGACGGAGAGATAGTTCAATGTTTTTCTTCAAAACACTGGGCATACCACTTAGGAATAAAGAGTGATGTCTTTAGATCAAGAGGAATCAGGCCTCAGATCCTAGATAAGATCTCTATTGGAATTGAGATCTGTAACTGGGGACCTCTTGAAAAAAGAGGAGATAAATTCTATAATTATGTAGATCGTGAAGTTCCAGCAGATCAAGTGTGCACTCTAGACAAACCTTATAAAGGCTATTCTCATTATCATGCATATACTGATGCTCAGATCGAATCGACACGTCAGCTATTAGTATATTGGAACGAGACCTATGGAATTGATCTTACTTATCATGAAGAGGACATGTGGGCCGTTTCTGATCGTGCTCTTAAGGGAGAAAACGGAGTATTTACGCATAACTCATACAGAAGAGACAAGAATGACATTAGCCCTCAACCTAAGATGATTGAGATGTTGAAGTCCCTAAAGAACGTCTAATTCTTCAAGAAGAGTTCTACACTTTTCCCAATCTACAAACGGTCGATCCGATAGTTCAGGGTTGTTTTTTAGTGGAATACCTAAGCAGATATCGTCAATCATCAACTGACCGTATGCTTTTGGCGAAGTAGTCCATGCCCTTTGTGTAGGATTCTCTTGGATACCATATAGAGGAATATCGTGTTCTTCAAACCACTTTACTGCATGGGTTAAATACTTTCCTTTAGAGCTATCGCTTCGCATGGTGAATAGGATAATTCTATGTCCAGCGAGGATAAGGTCTCGCAATACCTCAGGTGCACCGATCTCTTTTCCAACATATGGAAAATCATGAGTCGTACAAGTTCCATCAAAGTCTACTAATATGTCCATTCTATTTAAGTTATTTTAAAAATAAAAAAGGCCTCAATTGAGGCCTTTTAAGCGGTGAGTATTCTTATTTTATGTTTAGGAAAGTTCCTGTTCCTCCAGCAATAGTGGTAGGTAACTTCCCATCCCAGGCCTGAGCTTTAACATACTCAACATATAGAGTAGTTAACTCTTGTTGTTTTAACTTCATAGCAAGTGCTTGTGCTTTGGCATTAATAATAGTTTCAGCTGAGTCAGCTCTAGCTACAGCAACCTTACGTTTACCGTCAGCGATTGCAGCTAATGCCTGTTGTTCAGAAGCCTGAGCCTGTTGTATTGACTTAGTCTTAGCGATGATTGCATCCTGTAAGGCTTCCGGTGGAGTGATATTAGTTCTTAATTGGGAAACATCAAACCATTTAGCCAATCTCTTATTACACTCAGATTTAATGTTATTTTCAAACTGCTCGCGATGAGAAAAGATACTATCGACTTCCCAGGTGTTAGCTACATCGTTTACTGCACCAATGATTGCAGTCTTAAGCCAGCCTTGCTCTATCTCTTTTATTCCCAACCTAAGATTAACGAACATATCTCCGATATTATTGTCCTTTAGAGAATAGTTAAAGCTCGGTTTGATAGTTGCTGAGAATCCTCCCTTAGTGATCACGACCTGATCATCATACTCAATGTGTTGCTGGTATATTGGAAACTCTAATACTTGTTTAAACCACGTGTTATATACGACCCAACCTGTTTTGTACTGGTAACTTGCGACTCCGCGTTCAGAACCACTTAGGTTCACTACGATACCCTTGTGACCAGCATCAATTCTCTCTATGGCGAATGGTTGGATTAAACTCAAAACTATGCCAATCACCCCGATGATTATTCCTTTAACGAATCCTTTTGAATCGTCATTACTGTGTGCCTTAATGGCTGTAAATGCTCCTACTAATAGGAATACTAATAATAAAATTACTGAAATCATTTTTCTTCTTTTTTAATTAAACGTTCTATGATTATTGTGACGACGAGCCTAAGCTGCCACCACGTGTAGTACACAGCGGCAATTGTGGCACCTACTTGAAGGTAGAGATCAACTTCACTATTCAAGCAATAGTGAAAGTAAAGATCAATCACGAGGAGATAGACGATCGTCAAGACAAAGGCTCCCCATGGTCCTGGATTAAAGATTAACTTTTTTTCATTTTTCATAGTATTAGTGGATAAATTATACGTTATTATACTCCTCTTTCTCTAAAGAGTTTAGAGCGCATTTATAAATAGTTCTAATGCGCATCCATGCTTGGCCTAATCGGTTTTCACCGATCAATTCTCCATTCTCATTGAACATGGCTCCCCAATAAAGGTTCGAACCCTTTGCTCCACGAGAAGTAACGTCTTCCACAATGATTGAGTCGCCAGTTGCAATCAACTCATCTATCAATTGAGGATGCTGCTTTATCTTCAGCATGAGACATTGCATCATGTTCATGTGATCATCGTCAGATAGAGGCTTTATTTTCATTAATTCTTTATGCTTTTTTGCCATCATCTTGGCAGCCATTGGAGATTTTTGTTCTCTAATTAATTCTCGAATAGACTCATCATCAAATCTTAACGATTGGAACAGGGCTTCACTTGTTCTCCAAGACTTTCCTTCATGCTCGATAGGAAAAGGTGACATGTTGCCTAGCCATCCGTATGGAAGCTTAACTTTAGTAAATGTGATTACTTTTTGCATCTCTTCTTTTTAATAAGAAACTAAAATAATTTTAAGCGTTAAAATAACTACTCTAAAGATAAATAAATTATATGAGACTGTTATCATTTAATGAATTCATCAATGAAGGAGCTTATCTTGGAAAGGATGGCATGGTTCATTTGCAGTATGAAGACGACAACAATAACCCAGACGAAGTATTAAAGACTGGAGATTCTGGAAGAACCTATTTTAAGGACACTCCGGTGAGTGGAAGACTTGAAAACATGCCGCATAAATGGGCGTGGCCAATCTTTTGGGGCATGGGACCAGACGGAATTTCTTCAGAGATAGACCACCCTGGTCGTATAAAATACACGATGGACCAGTTAAAAAGAGCTAATGTCGCTGATCTTGATTTAAGCTTAAACGATTTCATTAAACGGTCATTCAATAGTCTTAAAATAACTTCTAACTTTAGACCGGACTATGTTGTGACAGTCGGGTCGACTGCAGGCTTGGTAAATTCAATGGCGAATGCTATTACAAATGCAGTAGGGCCAGAGGTCGAGATCATCGAGTTATCTAAAGTAATTTATTTTGATGCATATGAGGCGTTTGACTGGGACGAAGTCAATGCACAAGTAGAGAGAAATGGAGAGTTGACCTTTGAGAAGGCAAAGGCCACTATCTATAATTACGTTGACCCTACCCAAACTCCAAATGAGCTTAAGCAGGCTATTCGAAATTCTCGAACGGTTGCGGACCTTAGACGAGCATTAGAAACTTTTGGAGTCATATGGAAAGACGTAGTTGCTGGAGAAAACGTTAAGCCATTTATTGTTAGAAGTAGCGGACGAACTGCTGGTGGTTCAAGATCATTCTGGAAGGACAAATATGATTACGAGACTAATTCATTCATTGAAGCAGTAGTCGATTGTGCAGTAAATAAAAGTAAAATGTTGATAATTGACGACAATCGACACACAGGTAAGGACATGATAGATATTAGAAGAAACATCATGGAA